GTAGTTAATACAATAGGATATTTTTCATTTATCTTTAACATCTGCTCTGCTATTACGCAGCGAGCTAAGGCTTGTACGATGTTCTCTGTCAACAGACCAGAGTAGATTTTAGAAATCCCGGATCGAGTATGGTAAGTATATTCCTCGCCATTAAATTTAAGCCCGTCGTAATACAAAACCAGTTTGTTAGGAAGGACTATGTGCTTAGGGCCGAACTCCAAGCATTTAAATTTCCCTCGTGCTCCTACTATGATGGCTTGGAGAATATCATCCATGTAATGCCAGAGCATAACAATCTTGCCGTTTTGTGTTCGATACACCTGAACAACACGGAAGCATTCTTCTTCCGAAAGAAAGATCCCCTGCTGTTCTAGGAAAGTCCTGAACTTCGTCGCCCCCATCCCATAACCCAAGCCCAGGACAGCAATCTTCCCGACTTGCCGTTGCTCCTTGGTTACCTCCTCCACTGGCACGTTATAAATCTTAGAAGCCATGCGCTTATAGACATCCTGTCCAGTAGCGAAGGCATGGAGCAAGTCTTCCTGATCTGCGAGCCAGGCTAAAATGCGGGCTTCGATCTGAGCAGAATCGGCTATTACCAGCTTGTATCCCTCAGGAGCCAGGAGTGATTTACGTAGCTCTGAGCCACGAGGGAGATTCTGAAGATTCATCTTATCCCCACCACTCCAGCGGTGCGTATGAGCCCCGGAGTACTGAAGATAGACCGGGAGAGGATCGGCTGTTTCTAAAAGCCGCTTGGCCCGTGTCTCGTGGATGGTTGACTTAACCAGGAGCCGGGCTTTAATTAAGTTCCTCACCTGCTCGTCGTCGTGGTTGAGAAGGCGGATAAACTCAGAATCTGTCTTGGCAAAGGCGTAAGTCAGTTCTCCTTTGGGGTTGCATTTCTTAGGCGGCTCTACTCCTCGCTTCCGGAGAACTTCAGCAAAGCGGTTGTTGCTCATCAAGTCCTCGACCTCCACCCCTGCCATCTGGATAGCCTGCTGCTTGGTCATCTGCAAACTCTCCAGATAGTTCCTCAACCGTTCACGATCTATGCGAAGCTTGGGATAACAGAACATCCGAAGCGTCATATCGATAAGCTTGAGCTCATCGTCGGAGATATAGTTCACTAGCTTGTGAAAAACCTCGTAGCACTGCTCTACGTCGTTGATACAGTACTCTGCTAATTCCTGGGTGTTGACCTTCTTTTTTCCGACACTGGCGTGCAGAGCCTCTACTCCCTTCTTGCCATGCAGACCTAGGGCCGTAGCAACGTCGTGCAGAGAGTGCGAGCGGTGATGCCCCAAAGTTGCTCTGGCCATAGAGAGCGTGTCGTAGAGGAAAGCTAGAGGAATGGAGGAGAAATGCGTCGTAAAAATAAATCCATCGAACGCAGTGTTATGGGCTAAAAGAGCTGTAGTGGAGAGATCCAGAGTTTGCAAAAACTCTCTGAACTCCTCCTCCGTCATCCACCTTGTAGCCTGGTCGTTCAGCTTCACTCCTACTCCGTGGATAGAAAACCGCGGATCACGGATATATTCGACAAGGGTCATGTTGGTAAGAGAGTATTCCCTGTCGTAATAGGTTTCAAAGTCTATCGTCAATAAGTTCCAATTGTTTGACAGCATCTTGCAAAATAGATAGTAGGTTAGTTTGAGTCTTATCTTTTACTAACAACCTGTCATATACTAATTCTTCAATAGTGTTCTTAGCAACTATCATTATGATCTCAGTCTTCTGTGTCTGAGAGATACGGACGATGCGACGATTGCCTTGAAGGAAATGCTCGAGGTTGTAAGTGGGTCCTGTCCAGATGGCCGTTGTGGCTTTGGTCAACGTTAACCCGTGCGCTGCCGATTGTGGATGGAGGAGCAGGACTCTTAGGAAGCCCTTCTGAAATAGCTCCACCGCAGCGATTGCCTCTTTGGCAGAAGTTTCCCCGTCTATGATCCGGAAGGGAATGTCGGCTTCGAGAAGCCGCTTACTCAGTTCATCGCGCTGATGCCGCCAGTGGAAGAAGACGATGGAGTGCTTACGCTCCTCGATGAGCTCGAGAATAAGATCGTAGCGCTCAGTAGCGATAAGCCTAGCCACTCCCTCGCTATCGTACACTGCACCTGAAGCAATCTGCAGGAGCTTAGTCACCACTGCTGCAGCGTTGATGGCAGACACCTGCGCCTCGTCTTGAAGGAAGGCCAGATGATCGCGACTTAGGTCTCTATACACCTTGTACTGCTTGGGGGTCAGATAGAATGGTTTGACATACAGGTGCGTAGGGGGAAGGTCTACGCATTCCTCCAGCTTGTGGCGCATGGTGATATCTTTGATGCGCTCAGCGACTTTGAGCTCTGCGTCTGCCTTGTCTACCCAGCGGGTGAAACCCGGGCCTGGAATGGGGGTGCAGACCTGGGAGCGATAGAAGTAATACGACTTCCCTAGCCGCTGGCCGTCGTCTACTAGATAAACCAGGTGCCAAAGGTCTAGAACCGTATTGGCACAAGGTGTCCCGGTCAGGATGTAGCGGTATTCAAAGAACACCCGCAATTTAGCCAGGGCTTTTGATCGTTGAGCTGTTGGGTGCTTGAAGGCAGAGGCCTCATCTACGATCAGGGTTTTGAACGGCTTCCAGAAAGTAGCAGGAAGAGACAGGAGAAACTTAACCGCGTCGTGGTTAGTAATGTAGACATCCGCTTCTTTCTGAAATGCCGCTTGGCGATTGGCTGCTGTGGCGACAGAGAAGGTCAGCTCGGGAGCGAACTTAGAAATATCTTCCGCCCAGGTCGAATAGAGGATGGACTTGGGAGCTAAGATAAGCGCCTTTCGGCGACTAGGGTCTTTGAGAAGCTCGATCTGAACCCGGGTTTTTCCCGTGCCGGGATCAGAGAAGTCGCAAGCTTTAGGGGTGGACTTAAAAAAGTTTACGGATGTTTTTTGGTGTTGGTACAGCATATATGCAAACCTCTTTTACCGGACATTTAGAACAAGTGAATATATTAGGATTAGGTTTGAAGTTATATGTGTTTGTGTATATTGTAGCTTGTCGATTGAAATAGTCTATATATGCTAGTCCTTGGTCTCTGGTGTAATAGGCTTTGTACTTGTCCTTAGTCTTAAGATACCAGAATTCCGTCGTAATCTCCTGAACTTCTGGGTATTTCAGGAATACTATCAACTGGTAAAGCCGTTCCTGCTCTACATGTTTGATCCCCAACCTCCCTCCGGTCTTAAAGTCGATCACGGTGGCAAAGGGCGGATCGAGAACAAGACAATCCACCTTCGCCCTTAGCCACACCGTGTCTGAGTCCCAAGCACAGGGGTTCCAGGAAGAGTCGAAAGCGAAGGGTTCTTCGGGTTTAGCACCTTGAGCTTTGAGCTTCTCCAACTCCTCCTGCCAGGGCTTGAGAACGGGCTCATCGGGAAACAGGACATCAGGAGTTGAGAGATATGTTTCGATGAGCTTATGAATCTCCTGCCCTTTCACCCCCTTCACGTAGTAGGGATTAGGCGTCTGGTTCTGTGGTTTTACTTTATCGACATACAAGAGCTTGGCCCGATGCTGACAAACAGCGAAGTCTGCTAGTTTGCTATGGGACCAAGTAGGATCGTGTCGCCAAATGGAATCTCGTTCTGTTGTGTCAGTATCCATAGCACCGGATAAAAGGGTTGTTCTGAAGGAAAGGCTCCGAATCCATCGGTAAAGTAAATCAGAACATCGGGTTGAAGTCCCTGCTCTTTTACCCACTCGAATGGAGGAACAAAGTCAGTTCCGCCTCCGCCAACTGGGTGGAAAATCACTGGAGTGTACTCATCGAAATAGTCTACCCTAGCTATCTTCGCGTCGCAATAGAGGACATAAGTATTCTCTGCTCCAATCTCTTCCTTGATAGCGTTAATCTCTGCAGCGAAGACTCTGAGCTGCTCGTTAGAGATAGAGGCAGAGGTATCGATGACGAGTATCTGCGTAGAGAGTTTCGGAACCTTTGTCTTTCCCGGCAGATAGAGGGACCGAGCGATGAATCGACGATTCGGTCTTGTCCAACTCAGGTCCGGAGAAGGAGTTAGAGAAGAGAAGTATCTCCGTAGCTGCTCCCTCCAGGGGATTTTAGGAGTGATGAGTTCCTCCACCAGCCGGGCGATGCCTGCAGGTAGCTTCCCTGCCTGTTCTGCGACCTGCTTGGCCTGCACGAGTTTTTGCTTCATCCGTGCTTCGGCTTCTGGACTAGAGACAGGAGATTCCTGAAGATCCTCCATACACAGGTTTAAACTCTGCTCCTTGGCCTTGTTGTAGAGCAAAGCATAAATCTCCTCAGCTGTCTTGTCTTCAAAAGCTGGCTCGTACAGCGCGCCTTTTGGTAGCTTGAATCCAGACTTCAAGAGAAGCGGGTTGATAGCAAAATCGCAAGCAGCGTTCCACAGGAACCGATCCCGATCCTTTAACCGGGTGCAATGGAGAAGAGCTGCGTGCAGAACCTCATGGCATAGAGTACCTTGGAGTTCCTCGTCCGTGAGGGACTTAACGAAAGCGGGGTTATAAAGAATTATCTCTCCGTTCGTCGCTACTGTTGGTACTTGCTCACTCTCTTTTATAGGCATCTGAAGAAGCAAGCAACCGAAGAACGGCTGCTGCATAACAAGTCGTAGCTTGGCTTTGGTAATACGGGAACTTTGAGCTTTGCGGGCTTTGCTCATGGATTGACTTTCCTCTGGATGATGGTTAGTGCGCCGAGGTCTTTGTATAGTTCCAGTCTCCATCCCGTAGGGTTAAGGTTCACGATGTTCGGGTCTGCGAAAGCTTCCTTGCCATGCTTCAAGTAGGAATCGTAGAGCTTAAGTAAATCTTCGTAGATCATTCCTCTTAGAATGGTACCTTTCGGAATGAGCTGTTTATAAAACTCCTGTGCTTGCTGTAAGTCTTTCAAGAACTTATTTACTTCGCGCTTAGCTGAGTAATCCCATATTCCCTCTTTGATGATAGGCTCTTGCCCGTGCAGATAATAGTTTCGTGTCTTCTCGTCGTATCGATATTCCTGTCCTTGTATTAAAGGATATTCCTTTCCTTCCAGGTAATACCGGTGATTTTTACGGGTTATGCCCTTGCCTAGAATAGATTTTAAATAAACGATGTATGGAAAATACAACGAATCGAGGCGTACGATAAACCCTTCCTCCATGATGGAGTGTATGGTCACCGTGATAGCACGGAACAAAGTAGCATAGCAACTATAAAGTTGATACCCATTTTTCCCGATCCGAATCATCCGGAAATCTTTCAGGCTTCGAGGCCCTTCGGGAAAATCTGGAAAGAGCCTTTTATCTTTTATAAGACCTTTATCGAGAAGGCTATCTAGAAAGCGTTCTCTATCCATAGCAATCTCCGTATGAAGTTGGCTTCGTGCTCAGTCAACAAAGAGTCCTGAGCGGATGTTTCAGGTATCCACTCCTCTGGAATGGAACCTCGGAGTAACGGGATAAGTTCAGGCATTTGGGCTAAAATGTCTTTGGGATGAGAGTCTATTAGTTTATCGTACTTATAAAGGATGTTTCTTTCTCCTATAAGAGATAAGTTACAAATGTCTTTGCACATAGCTATCAGGCTATCGAACTTAGAGAACGAGCGTATTTTGGTGTAAGGAACATGTATATAATGAAGAAGAACAGGAAAAGTTTGTATTGTGTATGGGTATCTAATTTCTATATAGCTATCTGGGTCCAAGTAAATTAGTAAATATGGTCCCAATTTTCCTCCGATAGAGAGCAAGTGCTCTCTAAATCCCGGGGGAGCAACTTTCAAGTAAGATGTGTAGGGATCAAAGACAAAGCTAAAAAACTCTTCTTCGTTGTCATGTATGAGCTTAGCGATGGTGTTAGTTAGAATAACCTTAGCCCTATTAAACTTCTTCGTTATTTCGTCACGTAGTGCGAGGCAAGCGGTATTCATGGCATCATATTCAACTGGTTTAAGAACGTCAGAATATGCGGAGGAGTTAGTTGCTTTCCCGGCTTTGGGAGACTAGCTTTGTAATGGGATTTGATATAAGGAACAAAGCACATGTTGTGTCTAAGGAATTGACGAAATACAGGGTATTTGTATTTGGTGTCCGTTATATAGTTATGAACATGCCTGCCTCCTTCCGTCAGGATAAAGTGGAGTAGGCAATCGTTCCTTAGTTCGGGGAAGAACGATAATTGTTTTAGCTTGTGATAGGGATATATTAGAGAGGATCCCTGGAAGGGATGAGGTTTATGGATGGTTACAGAGGCATAGATCTTATGCTGTGGGTCTTCATCGAAATATAAATGATATAAATCGTACTGACCATTATAGTTCCTGGTCTGGACTATCTCGTCTATGAAGTCTTGAGAAAAGTCGGGTAGAACGTAAGGTTCATAGAGCTTAGCCAGGAATTCCTTCTCGTTTTGTCTAATGAGACGGATTATGCGAGCATCGCAAGCTTCAAGTGTAGAATCTATGCGTTTGTATAGATTATCTTTGAGTATACGGTAATAGTCTTCTGATGTATACATTGTATCCTCCGGTTTGGTTGTTTATAGTTGAGACATGAATTCGACTTTCCTTATATACTCAGACAAGTTCTCAGGAAGCATCCGTGCTCCTCTGCGCAAAGGACGAGTTTTGAAATAGAAGTATTTGTTTACATGGCGATAGAGTTCTGGGTAGGTTCGCAATAATTGCAAAAGAGAATAGTTTTTCTCTGTACACTCTGTAGCGATGAAATCTTTTAATTCTTGTAGACGGTTTTCAAAGTACTTTATGGTAATGCATTGAACATAAACGGCTGTGAATTTAGGGAATTTGCTGAGGCGGTCGTGTTTAATTAGAATAGTAGAGAGCGGCATAGAAAAGTTTTTAGGAGGGTACGTAATAGAGAGGTAATCGTTAGGTGTATACCCAAGATGTATAGTGAAGTTTGTACCTCCGGTAATGGAGTAATAAGATATTTCTTGAAAGAAAGGAAGGATTTTGGTATATGGTTCTCGATATTCACCTAATACAGCGTTAAAGAATTCCTCCTCATGATCATTAAGAAACAGAATTAGTTTTATCTTGAGTTTTTTAACCGCTTCCGAATTGCGTTGTTCGAGGTACCAGTTTAACTGGTCTAAAACACGACGATCCATAATTCCCTCCTCATTTGAGTTAGTTTACTTCGTAGTAATCCGCTTCATTATGTACAAGAACCTCCCACTCCAGAGTATTAGCTAACTCCAGGTCGTGGGTGGTTTGCCATTGCTTCCATGCCTCATCGGTTAATTCCCATTCCGACCCGTCCATGTGGGGGCAAGCGGGAATGATTAGGGGAGCCAGGTACCATTTATTCCCGTCTGGGGCGTTCTTGTGGAAATGTGCTTCGAGTAGGTAGGTTGAAGTGGCTTGGCAGAATGGACACTTGATTTCTCCGTTCGAAGCATAAGTGAGTTTGCTAGCCATTGGTTTCTCCTTTTTTGGCTTTTTATCTTCTTGATTTAATTTATTCGTCATTCCTTCGCCTAATTCTTTTAGAGATAATGTATTTCCTTCTCTTTGGATATACCTATTTCTGATCTTATATAATCTCCTTGTGTTTATGGTTTTTCTTTTATTTTCTTTAAATTCTCGTAGAGTACAAATTAAAAATAAAAAGCTAGTAATGATATTAAGGATATAGATCAAGGTAGCTATCGCATCTGAATTCATAATAGCAATTATTGTATTAAAGTTCATATTCCGCCTCCTTTACTCTTCTCTACAAGTACAAACCCCGTCTTCAAATGCCGGACGATCTCCGATCCAGGTTTTATGGACCGGACATTTATAAAAACAGGCCCCGCAGATTTTACACTGATAATAAGCGTATAGTTTTTCTGGACGATAATCGTCATAGTAGATTTGAGTTGTAATTCGTTTGCATACTTTACATTTTACAAATTTTTTGGTATAGGCCATTATTATTTCTCCTGAAATAGCTTTCTAAAACAGGAAAACGAGCATACCCATTTCTCCCATTTATTTTTTGGAATCTTATAATCTTCCGCCCAAGAGCCGTCGATATAACGACCATGGGAAGGAAATAATTTAGTTGTTTTGCAAACGACGCATTTAATCTTTTTCATCTTTATCTCCTCGACTTAATCTCCTCGTCTAGCTCTTCTGGGGATAGAGTCTTCCCTCCCCGTCGAATATAACAATTTCTGAGTTTATGCAGCTTTGCAATCGTTAACCAAGCGTAAACTATAAAGGCGAGATAAGCGGTTATTAGAAACGAGATAATTGTTGTTACCCTCATAACATCCCTCTGTTATTTTCTAGGAGTATAGAGTTCAGACACATAAAGTAAAGCGTGGCCTATTAGGAGTTCTGTTGCCAGAGTAAAATCCGGGTGCTTACTTAGTTGACCAGGGAGCAGAGCCCTAAGACTCTGCTTGGCTTGGAGATGATTAATCTTCCCCTGATACAATTCAAAGAAGAGCTCATTGATCGAACGGGCTATACGGACGAGCTCCTTAGCGAAGTCGTCGCTTAGGTTAAAGCCCTGAGCTAGTCTTCTCGCAAGTTTTGCATAAGAAGCCATGATGTACCTCCTTTAAAACAACATCTCTGCATTGTTCTTCGACCACTCCGTAAACTCCGGAGTCATGAGGAGTTCCGGGTTCTTCTTTACGGCATCCTTGAAGAACGCCGTTTGAAACTCCACTGGCAAGCGAAGGAGGAAACGATAGACCTTGGGAAAGTCCTCCCTCTTTATCCGGTATGCCAGCATGGTCGTGATAGCATAGAGCGTTGCCAGCTCGGTGGGAGGAGTCCGGTCTGGGTTCTCCACGATCTCCTCGTACGTGAGGAGGTCTTTGTAGATAGCAAGATAGGCCGTGAACTCCGTCGCCACTGCCTCCCCGACGGTGGATACAACTAAGGGGTATGGAGAGGCATGGGGGCTTGTGGTTAAGAGTCGAGAGAGGAAAGTCCAGCTTCGTGGAGTAGCGAATGAGGACACCTCCCTCTTGGTCGGGTCGAACGTATTGAGTAACTCAGGCCTAAACTTTAAGAACGCCACGATTGCCTCATGTATGTCATGCCGCATCGCCCACTCGACCCAGTCCTCCAGTGTGGTCTCCACCTCTATGTGAGCCATCCTGTTCTTGAGAGCTGAAGAGAGCGGATTGGCTAGAGCTGCGTCGGAAAGGCGATTCCCGGCTGCGAGGATAGTCCAGCCAGGTGGGAGCTTATAGTTCCCGACCTTACGGTCTAGGATAAGTTGATACGCTGCGGCTTGAACCGAGCGGTCAGCCTGGTTGAGCTCATCGAGAAAGAGGATTCCCTCTCCAGTTGTAGGTAAAAAATCCGGTGGACACCAGGTAGTCTGCCCGTTCTCGACTCTAGGCAGACCTCGGAGATCGACTGCGTCGAGCTGAGAGAGACGCAAGTCTATCACAAGCAGGCCCATGGAGTGGACGAGATCGGATTTCCCGACCCCTGGTGGGCCCCAGAGCATGACAGGGATCTTAGCAGCTATGTATGCAGGTAAGATGGTTTTGACTTCGGATATACGCATATTAGCCTCCTTTGGTTAGTGGTTAATTCAGAATCCAGCCTTGACTGCTGGCGACAATATGCTCATATGTAACGATCCTGTCTTGTAGGTCTCTTATATACTCTCGCAGTTGTTCTACCTCCTTTGGGTATTGTTCAGACAGCTTGTCTAGGATAGCTTCGATGTAATCGTAACTAGGGATGTCGTTCATAGATGTTCCCCCTCTTTTTCCCGTTTCCAGCCATGAAAGACCATGGGTTTAAAGACGTCTTGGTGAGCGTGGTATATACGCTCCAAGGCTTTGGCTGAGATGTACACTCTGTCGTCTAGGACATACTCCCCTTCCAACCCCTCTGGGGGTTTCTTTAGTGGCGCTTCTATAACTTTCTTTCTTCTGTGTTCTGTTGCTCGCAATGCAAAAGCTACGTACTCTGGATACTTGCGCCCAGGATCAGCTCTCATAAAAGCGTTCACAACTTCTATAAACCTATCTAACTGATCGAACTTTATGTAGGTTTTGGCTATATAGGGAACAGAGATGAACAACTTCTTTTTAAAGTCTGCGATTCTGCAGTATTCTGCGGGAACGATTGAAGTCAATGTCGGAAGCAGATCAAGTAAGTGTTTTGCTAGAGTTGGGTAAAGAGGAGGTTTTTCTTCCTCCGGTATTTCCAGCATGGACATATAGAAATCGTAGGACCATTTGTTTACTCGTAGATATACGTTCAGTGGAAGGAAGATTAGACTAGGATTGTTCTCAGGTTTTGTGTCTTTCCTTGATGGTGGACGGTCCTGGGCTTTGAGGAAGAAATGTCTACGGATACTTATAAACTTGGTTACTCCCTCATGGATATATTCCTGGATTCGGGTGGAAGTCAGGAATAAAGAGCTGATAGGGAGTCCGAATGTTTTTACAAGAGCATCGGTTTGGATGTAAAGAGTCCCGTCTTTGGAGATCAGCTTTGGGTCGTGAGAGTGTTCGAATCTATACAGCAATGTACTAAGAGCTCTGCTTATGTACCTGTCTTTGTATTCCCCGGATAGGAACTTTCGGATTACAGTTATCGACGTTGGATGATCGTCCTGATCCCATTTAGGGATGGTGGTTTTTGCGAAGTCGCCAAGCAAAGTAAGCGGAAAGCCATAGTCTAATAAACGAGATAATTCGTGTGCTTTTTTGTAAGCCATAATTACTTCTATTACGTACTCTATATTTTTACTTTATCTTTTTGTTCAAGTCAATTCTCATAAACATTTTTCTTGAGTTGCTAAAGAGAAATCTATCTCTTAGGCAATTGTCACATTTTTCTTTTTTTGACCAATTTTTATCCACATAAAGTGTGGGGAAATGTTGGAGGAAACGGCTCGAAAAAAATTACTGTATAATAGTTTAACTAAAAATGTAACGGCCTTCAAGTAAATCATAGGGCAACTTTACTATCTAAATGTCATAGTGAATTATTTTTTGCTAGTGGTTTTCAAAAACGGGGGTCTGACGGGCTTTTTTTGTTTAACATAAGGACTTGCTGATATGCAAGTATTTACGTAGAGTTGAGGGCCATTGTCTGAGCTGGTCAATTTTTAGCCACTTGAAAAAATGTACTAAGATCAATGAGTTACGATGACCTTTCATCGTTGACCCCTATATTCGCACATCGGGTTGAAGACTTGTTTGTCAGATATTCTTAAGGGTTCGGAAAAAACGGCCTTTTTCCCAACCCCCTCAATTCTACGTAAAAATGTAGTACGAACCCTTCTAAGACCCCTCTGGTTTAATTTATATCTACCTCCGCATATGTCGGATTTTCTACTTAAAAATTTAGTAGTTGTACGAGTGTGCTAAAAGTTAAACCCTCTACAACTACTAAATACCCTAAGTTGGTATACTTCTTGCTTACTAAATCCCTAACCCGCCCGGCTACCGCCCAAAAAACCGGACTCCCCAATAGCCGCGCGGCAATGAACAAGGCGGCAAAGTAACGAAGTCGCATGGCCCATAGTCTGCAAGGCAACAAGGTGACAAAGGGCAAGGTAACAAGGTGACAAAGAGCGAAGCCGCATAGGACGAGGCGGCACGGCCCATAGCCCTTCGCTCCAGGGATGGGGAGTAAAGCAGCAAGGGGCAAAGAGCGAAGCCGCCTGGCTCATAGCTTCTAAGGGCTAAGCTGACCAAGCCGACAAAGCCCGACTCAGACAGGGACTTTAATCTCCCAATCGCTAGACCGCTAGTCTCCATGCCCCTTAGCTCCATTGAACCCTCATTTCCTACGCTCTGAGAAGTCCGTAGAGCGTCGAAAATACACAGGGCAATAGGGTGATATTGCTTTGGCTTCATGTGGTCTAAGCAAATCAAAGACTTAAGGGTATTTTTTGTCTAGCTCCTGGCTAAAAAGTAGCCAAGAGCAGAGGGCGAAGAGGCTGAGTGGTTAGAGGCTGAGTGGCTAGGGACTGAGTGGCTATGGGCTGAGTGGCTAGGGGCTGAGCGGCTAGGGGCTGAGCGGCTAGGGGCTGAGCGGCTGAGTCTGCCTGGCCCATAACCCGGGAGCTTTAATTCTTTCGTCCGCCTGGCCCATGTCTTTCAGGCCTAGGGCATAAAAAGAAAAGGCCCGTCGAAAGACGGGCCTTTTTTGGGTGTCCCCAGCTCTTTCGAGCTGGGGTCCTTATGACTGGGCTTATCGCCCAGTCATCCAGCTTAGGAATTCTTGCCAGCCTATTGTCGGAACATCCTTTTCTGTTTTCATAAGAGCTTGCATCCCTTCCCATGCTAGCAGTATGTCTTCTGGTGTAGTGAACACTGGAATTTCTTGCTCTTTTTCGTTGTCGTATACGTTGTATACTTCGTTCATCTTTGTTTCCTCCATCGTTGTATACTTTGTGTCTCCAGCCCTTTCGGGCTGGGGGTTTTGGTTTGTCTTATTGTTTGAGTAGGGTTAATAGCTCAATCCCTGCTAGTCCCCCTCGTACTGCCATCCTTAGTCCTGTTTTCCTCAATGCCTCTCGGCTGCTTTCGGACAGCCGTTCGAGGGCTTCTTTTATTTCCATTGTTTCTTTTTCTTTTACCTCTTCCCATATGCGCAGGAAGTTAGCGTGCAGGGCTTTCTCTTCCTCTATCAGATCGTTTACTTCCTCTTCTGTGAGCCCTCCTATTTGCTTTAATTCTTCTTTATTGATTTCTGGAAGGTTTAGTCCTCTGACATAGGCTTTGTTTTCTATAGCGTTCCATGCTTTCTTTGCTGTTTTTATGATTTCTAGGTTCTCTTCTCCTCTTCGTAAGGCGTTCTTTGCTTCGCTGATTAGTTGGTTTGCTACGCGGGTTAAGATGATTTCTGTTACGATGCTGTTCATATGTACCTCCGTAATTAAGTAGTTGTTGTACCTTAGTGACCTTCTTGGTTTCCTTGCCGTCTCTTTCAATCCCTTTCAATCCCTTTCAATCCCTTTCAATCCCTTTCAATCCCTTTCAATCCCTTTCAATCCCTTTCAATCCCTTTCAATCCCTTTTAGTCCTTGTACAATTTCTCTTAACTTTTTCCGCCTCTTTTTATTTTCTTTGTTTTTTGCTCGTATCCTTTTTGCCCATATCTTTTTTATTTTTTGTTTTTTAAAAACGGCGAGCGGAGCGAGCTTTTAGCGAGCGAAGCGAGCGTCTTTGTTGCGAGCGAAGCGAGCCTTTAGCGAGCGAAGCGAGCATAGGCGTTCGGGTTTGTAGTCGAGCAGACAAAAAGAAAGGGAGCACATCCTTGTGCTCCCTTTTTCTTACTCTTATAGAAGGTCGTCGTCCCTTCCTCCTTCGTCTTTCCAGGCTTTGAACAATCTCTTTTCATATTCCTTGAGAAGTGCTAGCTCTCCAAGTGCATCGGACCATCCTTTCATGAACGCTCTGAGCCTCCCTGCTCTGATCCTGTCCATCCTGGACAGGACCTTTCCCGCTACCTCTGTGGCGGCGGTTCTTAGATTCTCATCGCCGGTTTCACTGGCGATGAGGGCTTCCCACCGGGATTCTATTTCATCCCGATGTTCTCCCAACCAAGACCGCTGTTCTTCTCGCACTGCAGCTGCAGCGGTTTTATATTCCTCTGCACTAACCCCGATTTCTTTCAATAGTTCGGGGCTTGGGGTATTAATTTCCTGCTCTTGTGTGAGCAGGAAATTAATTAATCCTTCCATGGTTTGGGGAGCGGCGTACATCCGCTCTCTCGGAGACAGTGTCTCCAGTCGCCGTTCTGCCACCACATACCAAGCGGCGGCAGATTGCGCTAGCTGAAGGGCTACCTCCTCGCCTTCCGATATTGCTGGGGATCTCAAAGCCTGGTTTAAGGCTCTGAAGCCTACGCTTAAAGCAGCATTCCCTACTGCTCTGATTCCAATGTTCGGTAAGTCTTCGATTATGCTAGTGAGGATTTCTACAGTGCTCATTTTGGTTTTCTCCTATTCAAGTTTGTTTATTACTAAATCCGGTCGGTTTATCTAACCGACCTCACTCTTTGTTAATCTTTTTGCTGAGCGAAGCGAGGCTTAGAGGGGCTATAAGGATGGAACGGTATAGCTAGTGGAACGGCGCTCTGGTTGGTATTGCGAGCTGAGCGAGCGGAGCGAGCGAAGCGAGCAGAGGTAAATGGTGGCACGGCGCTCAGGGGTTCCCTTTTTGCGCCCAAGGCTGAAAAGGGGAACGGGGTACTGTCTTGGCAGGGGGCACCCCCAACCTGTCTCGGTAATTTATGGCAAAATTTCTTGGTTCTTAGCCTCTATTCCGCATAGTTCTTAATTCCGCTATTTCTATTTTGCACCCCGCACGATTGCATGATTTTCTATCTTGCATAGCTGCATAGCTGCATAGCTGCATAGCTGCATAGCTGCATAGTTGCATAGCTGCATAGCTGCATAGCTGCATAGCTGCATACCCCTTGCACCCCAATCAACTATCTGCTATATTAAATCCGCCTTTATAAATAACCAGGAGATTTATCATGACTTTAAACGAAGCTGTATCTTACTTTGGGTCTCTACACAAACTTGCTCGTGCGCTAGGTTTAAATACCCAATCTGTAAAAACCTGGAAGGAGCAGATCCCAATCTTGCGTCAATACCAAATCGAATTGGCCACAGACGGGAAACTAAAAGCGGATCTTCCTGCTATCGTCGACATCCGCTATGCCCCAGGTTTCGACCCCAAAACGATGGTGGCATACGTCGTTGCTAAGAAGAGAGAGGAAGGAGCGGAAGGAACTGAAGGAACGGAAGCTTAACCTTGTCTGTCTCCGACCAACTTAACAAGCTAGAGATCCTAGAAAAAATGCTCCTCCCATGGGAGGAGCATTTTGCTGACCTAACTCCCGAAGAGCGACGCTTTGTTCTGCTCGTCGTACGGCAACGAGTTCCTATCCGCACCGCCCTACGAGAGACGGGCGTAAAGAAACTAACAGATAAACTGATAGCCGCCTGCGAGCATGAACAAAAGATGCTGGCAAAATCGTCGGGAATCTCTCGTAAGCGGGTGCTGGAGGGGTTTCTCGAAGCTATAGAGCTTGCAAAGATTCAAGCTGATCCGTCTGCAATGATCGCAGGCTGGCGGGAAATAGGGCGGATGTGCGGGTATTATGAACCTGAAAAGAAGGAAATTTCCCTTTCGGTCGACGCTTCAAACCTCTATAATAGGCTACGTGAGCTACCAGATGAGGTGCTATTACGCATAGTAGAAGAGTCAGACGTCCAGGAGCCCATTGATGTCATCCCCATTACCCCCTCTGCCTCCCTCCCTGAACCGGAAAACTCCGAAGCCTCCGGAGGACCACAAGGTGAAGGCGAGGAATCTTAAAGAAATAGAGCGTGTACTTGCGCTTCGTTTGCTCTGCCGCCGAGGTCTTTTGCACTTCGTGAAGGCCTTTTTCCCTACTTACAAGGCTGGCTGGGTGCATGAGGACATAGCCCTTAGACTGCAGTGGTTCTTCTCTGAGGTCAAAGCTCAAAAATCCCCTCGTTTGATGCTCCTAATGCCTCCCAGGACAGGGAAATCTACCCTGGCCTCTGTTTACTTCCCCGCCTGGGCCTTAGGGCAGGACCCTACATTGGAGTTCATGGTAGTGGGGTATAACACCGAGCTCCCCATCTACTTTTCCCGTCGTTGCCGAGACCTCGTCCGCTCCCCAGAGTACCGGGCTATTTTCCCCCATACTGTCCTGGACGAGGAGTCTAAGGCCGTCGACCACTGGCGCGTGACCCAGGGAGGGAGCTACCGCGCCGTAGGCGTCTCGGCAGGTCAGACAGGGTTGGGAGCCCATTGTCTCATTATCGATGATCCCATCAAGAACATAGAAGAAGCGGACTCGTCTCTTATTCGCGACAAGCTGTGGGACTGGTACCAGTCTACAGCGTACACTCGTCTCGCCCCTGGTGCCGGAGTCCTTGTCATCCAGACCCGCTGGCACTACGATGACTTGGCGGGTCGTCTGCTCGCTCCCGATGCGCACGACAAGTTCAAGGTGGTCCGGTACCCAGCCCTCGCAGAAGAGTACGAGTACTGGACGCATACGCGAGAGCTGGTGACCTCAACCGTCCCCCTGCAGGACCCCACTCTCACCCTCCTCCGTCAGCCAGGGGACCCCTTGCACCCTGAGAGGTACGGGAAAGAACAACTAGAGGCCATACGAGCTACGCTACAGCCCCGTCTCTGGGCCTCATTGTACCAGCAGCGCCCCTCTCCAGAGGAGGGAGCTATCTTTACCCGCGAGATGTTCAAGTACTGCCCCTCTGACACCCCTACCCTGTCCCCTACGACCCCTTATCGTGTCCTGGTGACAGTGGACTTCGCTATTGGGCAGAAGCAGCAGAACGACTTCTCGGTCATCGCTGTTCTCTATCAGACGCTGGACGAGGAGGACCTGCTCTATGTAGCTGACATCAAGCGCTTCAAGGCTGCCTCGCTCGACATAATCGAGGCCATACTGGCCACATTGCGCCACTATCGTGCTCAGTCCCAACGCCGCTATGTGTTGCTAGGGGTCGAGGACGGGCAGATATGGAGGTCGATAAAACCCCTCTTCCAGAAGCGCCAGAGGGAGGAGCGTCTATATGTCCCCCTCCAGGAGCTCAAGCCCCTGACCGACAAGGTCGCTCGTGCCCGGCCTTTTCAGGGCCGTATGCAGCAGGGCAGGGTCATTTTCCCTCGCTCTGCTCCGTGGCTGGCTGAAGCACAGTCGGAGCTCTTGACATTCCCCGCAGGGGTGCATGATGATATAGTGGATGCGCTGGCCTGGGGTGCTCATCTAGCCCTTCTGTCCTCTTCTCCCTCCGCAGGCACCCGACCTCAGGCCAGCTCCTCTTCTACCCCCTCCTGGTTGCGAGGGGTCCTGCAGGGAGGGAAAGGGAGCCACATGGCAGCTTAACCCACAATCCACGCCTATGATCCAAGAAGCCCTATCACTCGTCCCTGTTCTCACCAAGCTCTTAGACCGCCTCATCCCCGACCCTCAAGCACGGGAGCAGGCGAAGCTCGCCCTTATGCAGGTGGAGAACCAGCAGCTCCTCGAAGAGCTGAAGCTCCAGCTTTCGGCTATCCTCGCCGAAGCTCAATCGCCCGATCCCTGGACCTCCAGGGCGAGGCCGATGTTTCTCTATCTCATCTACGTAATCATCCTTACAGAGGTCGTAGGGTCCATCATCGGCATCTGGTTCCCCGGTCAGGTGTTTCAGGCAGCTAAGAATTTGAAGGACTTGCTGGTGGCCATCCCCAGCGACCTATGGTGGCTGTTTGGCGCAGGCTACCTAGGTTATACTGGGGCGAGGAGTTTTGAAAAAGCACGTGGAGTTGCTAAGTGACGCAGCAGGCTAGCGACGTCTGGAATCGGTACCGGTATATCTTTTACAACGGGCATAGAGACTTTGTAGAGAAGGCTGCTACTTGCGAGAAGTACTTTATAGGCTCGCAGTGGCAGGATAAAGATCTACAGGCCCTCAATGCCACTAGGCGGCCGGCCCTGACTATCAATAAGATCATCGCTACTCTTTCCTATATTGCTGGGGAGCAGATAAGAAATCGGACTTCTATTATGTTTGCCCCCCGCTCCTCTGATGCTAGCGACGAGGTAGCATCGGCTCTTACGAAAGTATTCATGCAGATTTCTGATAACAATCGCTTGGATTGGGTTAGAAGCGATGTTTTCTTGGATGGCCTGATCACTTCCAGAGGCTTTTTTGATGTACGACTAGATTTCTCAGATGCCCTACGAGGGGAAGTGCGTATAACTCAGCTCAACCCTCGTATGGTTCTTATTGACCCTGACGCTCAGGACTATGACCCTGACGGTTGGAACGACGTGATGATAACGACATGGATGTCGAAGGAGCAGATTAAGCTACTTTACGATGTCGATTATGACTTCGCCCTCCCCACTCAACCCTACGACCTCACCCTCTACCCAGAGGGCTTTGGGCAGCAGTGGTCTACAGGCTGGGGGCCTCTCCCTCAGTCCGGACGTCTGCGGCGTATACAGGTCGTAGAGTGGCAGCACAAGGAGCTTACTAAGCAAGAGTTCTTTGTAGACACCGTCACCGGTGATATGCGCCCGGTTCCTCGTGATTGGGATAGGAACCGGATTGCTGCGTACCTGGCCATCAGCCCCAATGTCACGACGGTCAAGAAGCTGGCAGACCGCATTCGCTGGACGGTTGTGGCTGGGGATGTCCTTCTCCACGACGACTGGTCGCCGTATTCGCACTTCACTGTCGTACCCTACTTCCCCTACTTCATCCGCGGGAAGACGATAGGGGTGGTGGAGAACCTCTTAGGCCCCCAGGATCTCCTCAATAAGGTGACTTCTCAGGAGCTCCATGTAGTAAATACCTCGGCTAATAGCGGGTGGAAGATACGTGCTGGGGCTCTTCAGAACATGTCTATCGCTGAGCTAGAGCAGCGAGGGGCAGAGACTGGGTTGGTACTGGAGCTGGATGATATAAACAATGCAGAAAAGATTACACCCAACCCTATTCCGCCCGGATTAGAGCGGCTCAGTATGAAGGCCGAGGAGTATATTAAGTCGATCTCTGGGGTATCTGATTATATGTTGGGGATACCCAGAGAAGAAGCTTCTGGTAAGAGTATTCTAGCAAACCGACAATCGGGGTTTACTCTACTCCTTAAGGTTATGGATAACCTGGTTCGTACGGACCACATACTTGCTTCTCGTGTGTTAGAGCTAGTACAAGAGTACTATACTGAGCCGCGATTGATTCGTATTACTTCTGATCGTGTGACTGGGGCGGTAGAGGAGTTTATGGTCAATGAACCTACTCCTGAAGGAAGGATACTTAGAGATTTGACCTTAGGAGAGTATTCAGTTATAGTTACTTTGCAGCCTGATAAAGATACGTTTGAATCTTCTCAATTTGAGCAAGCACTCAGGTTGCGTCTAGAAGCAGGCGTCAAGATACCGGATGAGTATCTCATAAAGACTTCTATGCTGCGTGATAAGGCTGAGCTTATACAACAACTACAGCAGGCTCAATCTGGGCCGCAGGCTGAACTTGAACTCAGAGGTATGCAGGCTGAGGTGGCCGCTAAGGAGGCCGAAGCTATGCAGAAGAGGGCGGATGCTGAGCTTCGTTACTCTAAGAGCCTCTCTCATCGGGTAGCTGCGGAGGCTAAGGCGCCTGAGGTAGAGATGGCGAAGATGAACCTGCAGCATCAGTTTGAGAAAGAGAAGGCCGCTTCGCAGCATCAATTGGACTTGGTCAAAGAAAAGGTTAAGCTGCAGCACCAATTAGACCTAGCTAGACAAAAGGCTAATCTGCAGCAACCACCGGAATTATAATCTATTGAGGGTAGAATATGACCGAAGATCGCGGAGATACTTTAGAAGACTTGTTTGAGTCGCAAGAATCTGAATCCCAAGAGCCTGAGACTCAAGAATCAGAGTCTCAAGAACCTGAAGCTCAAGAGCCAGAGTCTCAAGAACCTGAGAAAGCTCGTCAAAAAGACAAGGATATTCGTATTCCCAAAGCCCGGTTTGACGAAGTTATCGCCAAAGCTCGGGCTCGGGAACGGGAATTACTGGAGGAGCTGGAGAGGCTTAGAGCTCAGATTCCTCAGTCCCAGCAGCCTCAGCCACAATCGTCCGTTCCTGACCCTGTAGCTCAGGAGCTTGCCGCTCTTGAAGAGCGCTACGAGCAGCTTATTTTTGACGGGGAGCAGGAAGCTGCGAAGGAAGTACGGCGTAAGATTCAGGAACTTCGGGATAAGTACGTAGAGACCCGCGTCCGTGCACAGCTGGATTCTGTGCGCAACGTCGTATTGGATGATGTTAAATTCAACGCGCTAGTGGCTCAGCTCGAAGCGCAATATCCTCAGCTGAACGCTGCTAGTCCTGAGTATGACGAAGAGCTGACGAAAGAAGTTGCGACCCTTACATTAGGTTTAACTCAGGCAGGGATGTCTCGGTATGAAGCGCTTCAAAAGGCAGTGAAATACGTGTTCAAGTCTTCTGTTGATGTGGTAGGGGAGACTAGGACTCGGCAGGCGAGGGACAAGGCGGCTAAGGCTAATAAAGCTCAGCCTCCTTCTGTTACTCGTGGACAGGCTCCGACGGATAAGGATTTTGGGATTGATATTAACAACTTGACGCCGGAAGCGTTGGCGAAGCTGGATCCTCAGACGCTTTCCAAATTAAGGGGGGATTTACTGTAAACTCTATAGCTAAGAGGTGCGGTATGGCTAGATCAAGTGCTCATCCCGGATTTAAAGCGGTCGCGCAAAAGATCGCTCAGAAGCAAAAAATCCCTTTAGAACGGGCCAAGGCTATTTTGGCCGCTAAGACCCGTGCTGCCTCGCCAGCAGCGAAGAGGGCAAATCCTAGGCTTTTGCGTGTTAAGGGCAAGGCTAAGAAGTAAACTTTTATATGACGTGTTTCTCGCTTCATCCGGCGATACAGGATGCAACCCCGCTATTTCCCCGCGAGAGTAGGGAAGAGGTAGTTAATGGGTTAACAACTTTTAGCGAGGTTGGCTATGGCACTTACTAATTTCGCTGCTCTGACGGAAAACCAGAAAACCGTTTGGGCAATGGACACCTGGCGGATGGCCAGGAATTTTAGCTTTATCGACAAATTCCTAGGTACGGGCCCTGATTCACTCATTCAACACATCACGGAGCTCAAGAAGACTGAGAAAGGGGCTCGTGCGGTAATCACTCTCGTTGCTGATCTGGAGGGTGACGGCGTTGTCGGGGATCGTACGCTGGAAGGCAACGAAGAAGCCATGAAGTCGTACGATCAGGTGATCCGTATCGACCAAATTCGGCATGCGAACCGCCACGAAGGTCGGTTGGCGGAGCAAAAATCGGTCGTAGACTTTCGATCCAATAGCCGCGATGTGTTAGCTTACTGGCTGGCGGATCGTATGGACCAGCTGGCGTTCTTGACGCTGTCTGGTGTTAGCTATTCTCTCCGCAATAACGGGGCTCCTCGCATTGGCTCTGATTTTCCGTATTTGGAATTTGCTGCGGATGTTTCGGCTCCGACTGCTCTGCGCCGGGTACGCTGGGACAATACTGCGAAGCAAATTATTGTCGGTGGCACGACGTCGGCTGTTACGGCGACGGACACTCCTGCGTGGGAGTTGTTTGTTCAGCTTAAAGCTTTGGCGAAAGAGCAGTATATTCGCCCACTACGTGCTGGGGGTGGAAAGGAGTACTATGTTGCTTTCTTAACTCCTCAGGCGATGGCTAAGCTGAAACTGGACTCCACTTTTATGCAGAACTTGCGTCATGCTGAGGTGCGTGGGAGCGATAACCCGCTCTTTACCGGCGATCCGATTGTGATCGATGGGATCATTTTCCACGAGCACCGTCACGTATTTAATACGTCCGGGGCTGCTTCTGGTAATAAGTGGGGATCCGCCGGTAACGTTGATGGGTGTCAAATCCTGTTCTGCGGTGCTCAGGCGCTGGCTATGGCCGACATCGGTCCGCCGACCTGGGTTGAGAAAGGGTTTGACTACGATAACTCCCAGGGTATTTCGGTTTCTAAGATCATGGGTTTCTTGAAGCCGAAGTTTACTAGCATCTACGCTAGTAACACGGTTCAGGATTTTGGGGTAATTTCAGCGTACGTAGCTCAGTGATAAGGAGGGTATATGGCTAAACTTCGTCCGACTCGTGTGGCTCAGTGGCCCCTTGTCGCTGAGTTCACGTTCAATTATGATGATACGATGGTAGATACGACCGGAGCGGAAACTAACTTTGCCGCAACCGGTACTCGGTCGTATGATGTGATTAACCTTCCCGCTAACGCGGTGGTTCTGTCTGGCAGCGTCGTTACTGAGGTCGCAGTGACTGGCCCTACGGCCTATGATATTTCAGTAGGCGACTCTGTCAATCCTATTCGGTACTTGGCGGCTACGGATAAGAAAGCTGCCGGTCTTACGGCCTTAGTACCGACGGGGTACGTAGGAAGCGGAGAAAATATCCGGATTACGGTGAATCCTACAGGCTCGGCGGCTACTTCTGGCCGCGTGACTGTAAGAGTAGAGTATATCATCGTAAACCGTGCTAATGAGGTTGTTCCTGTCTAGTTCGTTCCTCCTCGTTGTTGTGTAGTGCGCGAGTTGGCCCCGGTACAATCCGGGGCTCTTTTTAGCTTAAGAGGTGTCTCATGGGCTATAATTTGATTCTCAATCGTAACTATGTTCTTGCTACTACTAAGGGGCATGTTATAGAATTTAAGAAAGGAGTACCGGTGTATGTCCCGGATTCGGTGCTCTCTGAGGCTCTGGCTATCGGGGCGGTGACTAAGTCCGGGGAACCTCCTGTGTTAGAGGAGGAGAAAGCGCCATCCGGTGCTCCTTCTGGGTTAATGGATCGCTTAGCTGCGCTGGAGAAGGCAATTGATACTCTGGTAAAGCGTAATGCTCGCGGGGATTTCACTGCTGCTGGAGCTCCTTCTTTGAATGCCTTGAAGGAGATCCTCGGTTGGGTTCCTAGCCCCCGTGAACTTCAGCAAGCGTGGCTGGCGTATGCAGAAAGGAACCTAGCTCCTACCGGCAAAAATGGATAGCAGTGAACTGTATAGCCTATTTCGAGCGTCTGTTCGTGATGATGTCCAACCTTATCTTTGGTCGGACGAGGAAGTTTTTGCTTTCATGGACGACGCTCAGAAGATGTTTTGCCGTTTTTCCTACGGGATAGTTGACTCCACCTCCACACTGACCACTTGGGCTGTCCCCGCAGGGACAGCCTTTTTTTCTTATGACCCTCGTATTCTTAAGCTTGTGGGTGCGCGTCTAGAGGATGGCACAGAACTGGAGATTTTGAATTACGAGGACGGTGCTATTCGACAACGATTTAAATTAGATGATCGTCACGGAAAGATAAAATACGTTATTACTAACATGGATTCGTCTGCGGTTAGGTTTGTTTATATACCAGATGCGGATACTACTATTCGTCTTACTATAGAGCGTTTGCCGTTAGTCCCTATTCAATTCGACAGCCAGCTTTTTGAGATAGAAGAGCAGCATCATATACATTTATTAAGCTGGATGAAGTATTTAGCTTATAGCAAACATGATGCTGAAACCTTTGATCCAGTAAAAGCGCAGGCGTTCCAACAAGAATTTATATCTTACTGTACTTTTGCTAAGAACGAAAAGGCAAGAAGACAACATAAATACCGCTCCGTCGTTTATGGGGGATTGTAGATGCCGGAAGATCGCCTAGATTTATCTGCTGTCGTTAAAGATATTCAGCATATACGTGACGAGCAAGCAGTTATTCGACAGACTTTGGACAGAGTAAGTGAAGCTATCTCTAAACTCGCCGTTATAGAAGAGCGTCAAATTTTTACTTCTAAGGCTATCGAGCGCGTGATGGAGGCGTTAGACAAGTTAGAACACAGAGTGCGGGTTCTGGAAGTTGAAGATCGGGTGCAATCTAAAACGACGGATTGGGTGGATAAGGTTATATGGGGTGTTCTTTCCGGCGTTGCAGTTTTTGTTACTTATAAGCTTGGACTTTTGAAATGAAAGTAAGCACAAAGTGTGTAGTTCTCGTTAAAAAATACGAAGGTTTTTCTCCTGTAGCTTATTTATGTCCTGCGGGAAAACCTACGATTGGTTATGGTACTACAACTGGGGTAACGGACGCGGATGTTCGTAATAAGAAGCAAATTACCGAACAAGAAGCAGAAAAATTACTGGCGACGGATTTAAACGAATTGGCTCTTAAAATTTCTTCTGCATGCCGAGTTGTTCCATCGCAGAATCAGTTAGATGCCATGGTTTCTTTGGCTTATAACATAGGGTTGAATAATTTCTTACATTCTACTGTGCTTGGAACGCACAATCAAAAGAATTTTATCGACGCAGCTAAAGCGTTTTTGTTATGGACGAAAGCTACGGTAAAAGGTGAGAAGGTAGATTTACGAGGGCTGGCGTTGCGTCGTTTGGAAGAGGCTTTTTTGTATTTGTCCGATATTCCAGATTGAACGGAGGGTTTTATGGTCGAGAGGTTCCAGTTTCGTTATCGTCAAGACTATTCTCAGTGGCCTCAGTGGTTAAAAGAAGCCTGGGCTAGGAAGTCCTCTTTGCCAGGAGCTTTTTATCCTGGGTGGGGAGCAGGAGATCTTCGTTTCTTTGTGACTACTTCTGAAGGCCCTCGAGAAGTTAACGATGGGGATGTTCTTGTGTACTCTCCGGCGACGGGTGAGATTCAAGTAGAGTCTGCGCCCGCTGTTCCTTCTTCTTTACCTTCTCGTGGTCCTCATCCGCACCAAGGCCCTGCGGTTACAGGAGCAAATGCGTCTGTCTCCGGGCCTAGGGTTATTGTAGGCTCAGGCGGGGACGTTATTCGCATGTAGCTGCTGAAATGACCACTCCTGCCGAAGTTGTCTCTTTTCGCGGGTTTCCTCGTGGCTTAGATAATCGTCGCCACGAGACAGAGGCGCTTGAGCCTAACGAGGAAACCCTCACTTCTCTTCGGGTTGCGGATAACGTCGATATTACCCGTACAGGGAATATCAAGCGTAGGAAAGGGTATTCCCAGGTTATTCCAGGTTACGCTCATAGCCTCTATTCTCACCGAGATTTCCCTTTTTTGCTTGCTGTAGTGAACGGGGAGCTGCGGGTTTATGATCAAGCTTTTAATGTGGTGGCTACTAGGCTTGTTAATAGCGGCGCTCCTGTGGCCTATTCTTCTCCTCACGCTGGCGATGTTTATTGGACGAACGGAATAGAGATTGGCCGGGTTGATCGTTTCGGGCAGCATCGCCGCTGGGGGCTTCCCGTTCCTCCTTTTGTTTCCTGTTCTGTCGTTTCTGGAGGCGCATTTGCTCCAGGAAAGTACCTTTTATCCCAGCGTTATATCTCCTCTTGGGGAGAAGTCAGCGGTGCTTCGGAGCCGATAGAGGTTTCTGTTTCTTCTGCTTCTTCTTATCTGTACGTTTCTGTTCCTTCCCTCTCCGACCCTGATATTGCTGGAGTGGAGGTTTTCTGTACTACGACCAATGGAGATGTGCTTTATCACGCAGGAACTTTTCTGTTAGGAGCTACGGTTTCTCTCAACCCTTCTAACTTAGCCACTGGTTTCCCATTAGACACCGTCAACCTTTCCTCGCCTTTACCCGGAACTCATATCTGCTCGTACCGGGGTCGAATTTATATGGCGAGGGACAACATGCTCTTCGCCACAGAGCCCCTTCATTATGGGCTGGTAAATTATTCTGAGGATATTCTGCTTTTTCCCTCTCCGATTACGATGCTGTGTGCGGTGGCGGATGGGTTGTACGTGGCGTGCGATACGGAGGGGGTATCGTTTTTATCTGGAGCGGACATAACGGATTTTGAAAAGCGCATTGTAGAGCGTTCTGAGGTGGTTTTGAGAGCGAATGCGGTGGTGCCTGGGGAGTATTTTGAACTTCCTGGAGTGGAAGTCTTGCTTTGGTGGTCAAAAATGGGGTATTTATGTCTTGGTGCTCCAGGCGGGCAAGTTAAAATCTTGACCCGTGATCGCTTGATTACTCCGCCCTATTTGACAGGAACGGTGGGTTTAGTGGAGCACGATGGTTTGTCTCAAATGTTGAGCGTTCTTAAGGACCCAGGTTCAGAGCCAGTTTTGCATGTTGTTGATCGAATAGTAGGAGGTAATCCGTGAAAGTATCTGTTATATCTAAAGTTTTAAGTTCTTTGGTTTCTAAACCCAAAGACGCTTTGTTTATTTCTGGTTTATACAAAGTCTATATCAACGGCCAGTTAGTAGAAACGGTTCCTAATCTCGTAGTAGATGAAGGAAAAAATTATATTTTGCATAC